AAATATTTAGTTGACATAATTATTACAAGGAGTGGTTACAAAATGAAAAAAGACGATCTCAATAAAAAGCAGAGATATGCATTAGATACGATGCTGTCTGGCAGTAATGTTTTTCTGACAGGTGACGCAGGAACAGGCAAGACAACGGTTATCCAAACGTTCATCGATGAGGCGGAAAAAGCTGGTAAAAATATTCTGGTATCCGCCACTACTGGAATTGCAGCGGATAATATCGGATATGGGGCAACTACCGTACACCGAGCATTGAATATTTCAATTAAATTTGAGGACTATAAGAAAAAGGTGAAATCCAGAACTGAACTTCTGAAAGAAGCAGATGTTCTTATCATTGATGAAATCAGCATGTGCCGGTTCGATTTGTTCAATATGATTGCAAAGACGATCATCACGGAGAATGAAGAGAGAGCAGTTGACAGACTTCTAATCGGAGAGGACAAAGAAGACATTCAGTTAATCGTGATAGGCGATTTCTACCAGCTTCCCCCAGTTATCACGACAGACGATCGAAAAATTCTCTGTCGGATGTATGGATCTGATTATGGAAAGGGTGGAAAGTATGAACATGGATATGCTTTCATGTCTGAATACTGGAAAGAAATGGGATTTGAATATATCAAACTTGATGAGGTATGCAGGCAGAATGATGAGGGATTTAAGTATGTGCTGAATGATATTAAATATGGCAACAATATTAGAAAATCCATTGCATATCTGGAGAACAACGAATCAGACAAAGTTATACCGGAAGCGCCGTTCTTGGTTGGCACTAATGCAGAAGCTGACAGAATTAACAATACTTTCCTTGGCAAGTTGGATAAAAAGACCGAAAAAGTGTTTCATGCAGCAGTTGACGGCGAGCTAACATCTGCCGATATTAAGAACATTGCATTTGCCAGAGAGGACTTAATTCTTAACATCGGTGCAAAAGTGATGATTACAGTCAATGATTTGTCTGGAAACTACGTTAATGGAACGATTGGCATCATTCAGAAAATTGTGGAAAACGGAGAATTTGAAGAATCTTATCTGGTTATCAAAACTGATAAGGGCAAAACAGTTAGCTTATATAGATACAATAAAGACATTGAGAAACAGGTTATTGAGGAATCCGAACAAGAAAAGGATGGTCGGAAGATCGTGAAAGAGAAGATTGTCCGTAAGAAAGTAGGCTCTTTCTCTCAGTTCCCGGTAAAACTTGCCTGGGCAATCAGCATTCATAAATCACAGGGACAGACATTTGAAAAAATCAACATTGACCCTTGCTGTTGGGATCCTGGACAGTTCTATGTGGCTGTTTCCCGGGCTAAATCAGCTAACGGCATACATTTTATCAGACCGATAAAACAGAGCTATATAAAGGCGTTTAGCAAGGATAACGAGCGACTTCTTGAACAGAGTTTTGAGGTAGAAGAAGGTGCGTAAGTATGAGAGTGACGCATGAGCAGATACCGAACACCATAAAGTTTTTACAGATTGACTTTCCGGCACTGGTCCTCCAGACTGCCGGAATTGAGGCAAAAGATGAATACTGGCAGCAGGTAGTTGAACAGATCCATGTTGTATCTGAAAAATATAACAAAAATGGATTTGTAGATCACATGCTTGTTGCTTATTCGAATTATCTTTCCAAGATGTTTAATAAGGCAAAAGAATTGGAAAAGGAGAATCAAAATGCCGTACAACACAAAGAATAGATACGAACAGGGACAGGCTCTCAGGAAAGAAATTTATATGTATATCGTCAGTTATATTAAACTGGTTGGATATGCACCGTCGATTACAGAGATTTCTGAAAGGGTGGATGCCGGGAGAGCTACGGTCTGGAAGCATATCAATAATCTGGTTGATGATGGTTTGCTCAAGACGAACCACCCCAGTACCGACAGGGCATATACTCCAGTTGGGTACGGAATAAGAAAGATAAACAAGGAGATAAAATGAAACTTTATGACATTGTTGCAGCAGACGGTGAATTTGTAGAGTCCTTGACACAAAGAGAAATCATGAATAAATTCGGACTTACAAAATGCAGATTCCGTACATTCTTGGATAACAGTTATCTGATTGATGGTAAATATTGGATAGATGACTCCGCCGAAGATATGCAGGTGACTAGAAACGGATGTCGGAAGATGTTAAAACAGTTTGATGCTTTAACAGAAAACATAAGGAGGGTTGTTGGATGGGAAGCCTAAAAATCAAGCAGAAAAAGAAAGCATTCATTCCATATACAAATAAACAATCTCATATGTTCGCACAGTCTATCCAGAACTGCCAGAAAGAGTTAAAAGAGATGGAGTTAAAAGCCTTTGATGATGGGTTCGAGGATGGAAAGAACTGGTCTGACGTGCTGAATTTTGTGATTTTGTTCTATGTAATGCACGAATTACATGGATGGGGATGGAAACGTTACATGAAGTCCGTAAAAAGAATTAATAACTACATCAATGATATCAATTCTGGAAAAACATCATTGTCTGAAATGGTTGATGATTTGGAAAAGAAGCATCACATTCAGATTTGTGATGATTATAAGGAGCTGATTGAGAGATATGGAGCGTAAAGCTGCACCGATGATTTATATACAGAATAACGGACAGGTAGCATTTGGGTAAATGAAAGTAGGACGAGAAATGAATATTAAGTTAAAAGAAATCAGCAGAGACGATTTAAAGGTAGGAGATACCGTCGGAATTGCTAGAACGGTGAATTGCGGGTGGTTATCGACGTTCCGACATAGAAAAATTATTCCGGTTAAGATTACAAGAATCACTCCAAAAAGAACCAAGATCGAAACAGATATATATGAAGAACATGGAAAAGGCGAAAAGTTTTACGAATACGATGAAAATGCCAGAAAAGAAAATGAACTTCTGGCTGAAGCTATTGGAAAAGTACTTATGAACAAAATGGTCTTTCAGATGCCAGAGGATAGCGAGGTGGAAGCATGATTACATTCTTATTAGGATTCACCCTTGGAACTATATTTGGAGTGGTTAGTCTTGTATGTGTGGCGATCATGTACGACAAACACCATCCAGACGAATAGAAAGGAGAACGGTATGCTGACAAGGAATAAAAAGCTGAAAGACTACGGTATTCCGGCAGAGGACATTGAAAAATTAAACACGATGCTGAAAGACTTCCCGGCAGAGTACGGATACCTGCTTACCAGCGCCGCCTTGTCAGCTTGCCCTAAGAACACGGTGATAGCGGATATGGTTGTTGAGAATATCTTGCACCGGAAAAGTTACAGGAAAATCAGCAAAGAAAGATATATCCCGATGAATCCAAAAGACTTCTACGGATACAGACGCAAGACCGTCGCTGTACTGTATGAGAGAATGCGGTTGTTGGGAGTATGGGAGGATGAAAACAATGAGTAAATATTTTTCATTAGTTTTAGGCATTGCAGACGCTGTATGCATTGTTGTGAATATAATCAATCAGAAATGGGATATTCTGGTGCTTAATATTATAGCATGTGTGTTATGCCTCGGTAATTTCATGGCGAGTGATTAAAAGGAGAAATGAAAAATGCGCTTAATAGATGCAGACGAATTAATTAAATACATCAAAATTTGGGAAATTGGGATGAGTATTAGTTCTGACCAGAAAGAATTTATTAATTGTGTCCCGGGGTACAATACTTTAAGTCTGATGCTGAGAGGAAGTGAAGCGTATGAGTAAATCAGTATTAGTGATAGACGCACCAGAAAATTGCTATGATTGCCCGTTCGGAACTTCATACTGCGGTGAACTTGAATATGTGGGTTATTGTGAATTAGCTGATTGTTTAGATTATGATGTAATTCTGATGACAGAAGAACATTATGATTACGAAAGCAAATCAAGACCTAAATGGTGTCCATTGAAGCCATTGCCGGAGAAAAAAGAGTATATCGTTCCGAATGACAATGTAGAATCACAAAAAGATATTATTGCGGTTGGTTGGAATGCCTGCTTGAGAGAAATTACAGAAACAAGCGATGAAAACAAGCGATAAAAAGTAAGCGATAAGAGGTGGAGAAATGATTATTTTAACTGGAAAAATCGTGTTTGTAAAGACACAGGAAGAATATTTGAGTGTTCTGAAAATGGCAAAGCTTCAGGGATTCACATGGGCGAGAGAAAACCATTTAAACCCTATCGTAATTCCGTTTCCAAACATATTGAATTTTTACGACAGTAAGATTGTTACTTACAACTATGTTGAAAAGACAGTGTATGAAGCATCCGAAATCGTCGAAGATGAAGAAAAAATCAAGGATGCAGTAAAACTTGTCAGAACGTTCGCTAAATACCCAGACAGAACAGCATTGACGGATGCATTCATTGAATCGTTGAAGCTGCTCACAGACGCTATAGAGAGTCAGATGGAAGAGGTGAAGTAGATGGAGAGATTAACAGAAAGAGAAAGAAATGTTGATGGTACAGGAGTTGCAAAAGAAGAAATTACGGATGGATTATTAAAACCGTTTGCGGATAAAATTCTTACGAAACTTGCTGTTTATGAAGACTTAGAAGAACAGGGATTGCTTGTGAGATTGCCGTGTAAGGTGGATGAAAAAATAAAGGAGCAGATATTAAAGCTCTGCTCCAATAATTGATTCTTCAAATGTTTTTCCGTGATACATACGCTGCCTAACTTTAGAATAGTTAAGATTCAATTTTCTACACCAATTTGCAAGTGTATCGTTTTCGTTTTTGTATGAAATGATAATGTTATTTTTCTTGTTATTTGCTTGAATACTCCATTCAACCCATCTGCAATTAGATGGAGAGTATTCGAGCGTGGAATTTTTTCTGTCTAATGTAAGCTTATCGGAATAACCATTATTGATAGACCAATTGTAGAAATTTATAAATCCATTTTCGCCTAACCATTCATCACAAACTGTTATTCCTTTTGCACCATACCATTTATACGATTTGTTATTAGGATTATAGCATCTTTTCTTCATATCATTATAAATGTTATATATGCGTGAATGGTTTCCTTGCTTTGCTTGATTGTGCTTATTATACAAACAACCGCAAGCTTTTGTATTACCAGATTTTAACAAATCTGCACGAACAGAAATTGTGTTTCCACAATCACATTTACAAATCCAATAAGGTCTGTCTTTTTTTGATGTATCACGACTGATTACTGTTAATTTATTAAATTTTTTGTTAGTTAAATCTTCTAATTTTGGCATATTCTACCTCCTTTATACAATTATACAATATCCAACTTTAGAAGTCAATAGAAAGGAGTGATGTTATGAGCAAAACCGTATTCCTCACCCGTGAAGAAGCCGTGAAAAAGTTGGAGGAGATGAAGAAATGAATAACAGACCTACACCAGACATAACGCCAAACCTTGCTATATCAGCATACCACGTACTACAGCAATATTGTACTGGACAGCCAGCGGATTGCAAAGGCTGCGGATTCTACGAACACTGTCCAGAATGTTTTCGAGGCATGCCATGTGACTGGAACTTAAATGAAGAAGGTGAAATAAATGAAGTTAAGAAAGGCAACACTGATTGATTACGGAGTACCGCCGGATGATATACCGACGTTACAAAGTCACTTGCGGAATCTTAGCGAAAGCGATAAATACAATCTGTTACAGGTATCTATCAAATATGCACCCGGCATCGAATCGCAAATCTATGACAGCATCGTGAACGGTATCGGCTATCGGACAATGGAGAAGATCAGGACAGTTCCTGCAACAGAGAATGACTTTTACGGATACAAACGCAAGGTCATGGCGGAATATTATCATCTGGCCAAACTGATTGGCAGGCTTTAAAAAAAACTTAAAAATTTATAAAAGTGGTAGAGAGCTAAATCTCCCCAGTGTGGTATTATATTTGTATATAACTGCTATACTGGGGACTTTTTTGAATTCAGAAAGGATATGATTGGATGTTGATAGGATGGCAAATGAGAAAAATTTAATACCAAATTCTGAACGAACTCCGAGCGAACTCCGAGAAATAACAAAAAAAGGCGGTATTAAGTCGGGAGAAGTGCGCCGTCAAAAAAAGACCCTTTCTGAATTAGCAAAAATGATAGCTGAGAATCCTGCCCCGACCACTGCGAAAAAGAAGCTCACAAAGATGGGAATATCTGATGAGGATGCAAATAACAATGCCTGCATTGTAGCTGCCGTATACGATAAAGCTATTAAAGGAAATATGCAGGCAGTAGACAAATGGGAACAGTTGGTAGCTGTATCAAAATCAGACGAAAGCAAATACGAACTTCCTGCCAGAGTGCTCGGCAAGGCATTCGTGGATATTAACCGACAGATTAAGCCTAATATCGAATATGTATTCGAGGGCGGTCGAGGTGGTCTGAAATCCTCTTTCGTAGCTTTTAAGATTGTTGAGCTTATTAAGAATAATCCACAGATGCACGCCTGCATTACAAGACAGGTGGCAGGCACTCTGAAAGATTCCGTATACGCCAATATGAAATGGGCTATCAATGAACTTGGACTGATGGAAGAATTTGAATGCAAGGTGTCGCCACTTGAGATCAAGTATATTAAGACTGGACAGACAATATACTTCCGTGGTCTGGATGATGAAACCAAACTGAAATCCATTAAGCCGGAGTTTGGCTACATTGGAATCCTCTGGAAAGAAGAAAAAGATCAAATGAAGGGAGATGCTCAGGAACGCTCTGTTAATCAGTCAGTGCTTCGTGGTGGTGATGAATCCTATGATTTTTCATCATACAACCCACCAAAATCAAAATCAAACTGGGTAAATAGGATTAAGCTCACACCTAACCCAAAAAGAGTTATTCATCATTCAAGTTATCTGGAAGCCCCGGCAGAGTGGCTAGGTCAGAAATTCCTTAATGATGCAGAGCACTTAAAGGAAGTCAATCCAGAAGCATATGAGCATGAATACCTGGGTGTCCCAAATGGTGACGGCGGAAACGTATTTGAATATCTCGAAATCAGAGATATTACAGACGAAGAGATCAGCCACATGGACCGCATTTTCGCTGGTGTAGATTATGGATGGTACCCGGATGCCTTCTGCTATCTCCGAACTTATTATGATTCTGCCAGAGAGAAGATATATCTGATTGACGAGCTGTATGTAAATAAATGGAGCAACTCTAAGACTGCTGATTGGATCAAGAAAAAAGGCTATGACGATTACACAATGATATGTGATTCTGCGGAACCTAAGTCTGTGAATGACTTCCGGGATGCCGGACTTCCTGCAAGAGGAGCAATCAAAGGACCGGGAAGTATCGAGTATGGTTTCAAATTCTTACAGACAAAGACTATAGTCATTGACCCGAAGCGAACACCGAACGCATATAAAGAAATCACAGAATATGAGTACGATCGGGACAAAGAGGGAAATGTAATAAGTGGTTATCCTGACGGAGATGATCATGCAATCTCGGCACTTAGATATGCTTATGAGCCGTTGTTTAACAGGAGAGGTTACAGTGCATAATGGGACTTATAACAACACTAAAAAGGTGGTTTAATATGATATTCAAAAAACAAGCCGAAGAGGACTTCAACATTCAGGCAGCAGAATTTCCAGAGATGGAATCGCTGATTAACCGGTGCGCGAACATTTACAGAGGTGCGCCGGAATGGTTAGATGATAAGAATAATATCAAGACGATTAATTTCGCTAAATCTGTCTGCTCAGAGACAGCACGGCTCGCAACGCTGGCGATCGGCATTCAGATAGATGGTTCCGCAAGGGCTACGTGGTTACAGGAACAAATCGACAAGGTATATTTCCAGATACGCCACTGGGTAGAATATGGTTGTGCTTACGGAACAGTATTTATCAAGCCAAACGGCGAGAGCCTTGACGTATTTACACCAGCAGACGTGATGATTGTGGATTATGACAATCAGGAAATCAAAGGGATTATATTTAAGGATTCTTATACTGTTGGACGGAAATACTATACACGGCTTGAATATCACAGGTTTATTGAGACTACAATAGATGGTGTGACAACCTATCCGTACTACGTTTCTAACAGAGCCTATGTATCAAAATCCCCTCAGTCAATCGGAGATAAGATTGACCTTAAACAGACTAAATGGGCTGACCTCATGGCAGACACGCCACCAATACTCAAGGCAAACGGCGAGAAGCTGGACGGACCGTTGTATGGAGTGCTGCGGACGCCACAAGCGAACAATGTAGATATTAGCACACCACTTGGACTTCCGATATTTGCTGAAGCCATTGAAGAGTTAAAAGATCTCGACATTGCATACAGCCGCAATGCCGGAGAAATTTTTGATTCTCAGAAGATTGTTCTGGCGGATGATAGACTGCTGATGCCAAGCGGTACACCTGTATCAGCCATGTCACCACAGGGCATGGAGAACAGACGGAATGAGATGAGGTTACCGCACTTTGTTAAGAATGTATTCGGACAGGACGCGAAAGAATTCTATCAGGAGATCAATCCACAGCTCAACACGGATACTCGTATAAGCGGCATAAATGCCCTTTTAAGCCAGTTAGGATATAAGATTGGATTCTCCAATGGGTACTTTGTTTTTAACGAATCTAGCGGTATTCAGACGGCTACGGGAGTAGAAGCAGAACAGCAGAGGACAGTGCAGTTCATCAAAGATGTAAGGGACAAACTGGAATCCTGTCTGGATGAAGTTATTTACGCATTGAACGTCTACGCTGACCTGTACGGGCTTGCACCCGTTGGAGCTTATGAAGTCAATTATGATTTCGGAGATATCCTGTATGTGCGTGAAAATGATCGTGCAAGATGGTGGCAGTATGTGACCACTGGCAAGGTTCCGGCATGGCTGTATTTCGTGAAGTTTGAAGGAATGACGAAAGACGAGGCGGTATCAATGACAAAAGAAGCAGAAAAAACACAAGCAAAAGGATTATTTGATGATGAATAAAAAAGAGGGATTTATTTTCCCTCTGAATTAGATTTTAAATAATCAGATATTAATTTTTCAAGAATAGATGCTACGGAACACTTTTCTTTAATTGCAAGAATTTTGATTTGCTCCAATAAATTTTCATCTATGGTAGTCGTAAATTTAATTTTACCCATTATGGCACCTCCTTTAATACGAATATACCATAAATACGTATAGACGTAAAGAATAAAATATGTTATGATATACGTATATGAGTATATACGTATAAAAGGAGAATATAATATGAAAAATCAGATAAGATTGCATCTTGAGGGTGAAAGATATGGGAAACTTGTAGTTATGGAAGAAGCTGAACCAATTTATAGTAAAACAGGTAAAATGATTCGGAGATGGAAGTGTAAATGTGATTGTGGAAATATCACAATCGTTAGACATGGAGATTTAAGAAATGGAAGTACTGTAAGCTGCGGATGTTATAATTATGAAAAAGAATCAGTTGTAAAAACACATGGATATTCAAGGACAAAGTTGTACAATGTTTATACAAAAATGAAGGGGAGATGTAATAACCCAAAAGACAAAGCTTATATTTATTACGGTGGGCGAGGAATAAAAGTTTGTGAAGAATGGCAAAAAGAACCGCAAGCATTTATACAATGGGCACTGAACAATGGATATAAGGAAGGACTGTCCATAGATCGAATAAATGTGAATGGAAACTATGAACCAGATAACTGCCGTTGGACTGATAGTGAAACTCAGTGTTTGAATCAGAGGATAAGAAAAGATAACAAAACAGGATATAAGGGAATTTATTATAGTGAGGGAACTTATAAGGTGCAAATTAAAAGAAATAAGAAGAAATATTATTTTGGATCATATAAAACATTGCCTGAAGCAGTAAAAGTATTAGAAGAAGCGAAAGCAATGGTCAAAGAAGCCGAACCAGACGAACCAACATTATTCGGAGAGGAGTAAGAAAGATGGCAGATAAACCAGTAACAAGGGAAGAAAAGTATCTTGCGTACTTGACAGGTGATTACACGGGCGAACTCCCGAAGCCGATCACGAGAAAAGAGAAGTATTTATACGAATTATGCTTAAAAGGAATAGGCGGTGAAATCTCGCCGGAAGAAATCAAAGCCGCAGTAAATGAGTACCTTGAAAAGAATCCAGTCAAGCCTGGAGCCACCACAGAACAGGCACAGCAGATCGAGCAGAACAAGACGGATATTGTTTCACTGAAAACAGAAACTGATTCACTAAAGGAAGATATTTCTGATTTGAAAACAGATGTGCAGAATGCAGAAGATGTTCTCGCTGGCAAAATCTCCAAGTTCTACGCAACAAACAATGGTGAGAACCACTTAGCGGATTCCGATGATGGAAAAATAGCGGATATGATGGTGTATGGAAAGAGTGAGCAGAAAAGTACCACGGGGACGCAGCTATTTGACATGAGTACGGCTTTTGCTGGCTGGGTAGGTGAGGACGGAACTCCGAGAAATGACGGCATTATCGGAAAAGCCGATAATATTGTTTCGGATTATATCCCAGTAGAGAGCAATACAGTGTACGCTTGCAATAATAATAATAATAATAATATATTCGTTTGGGAATATGACAGTTCAAAGACATTAATTAAGTCAGACGGTCAGTTAAACAGTGAAAGCTTTACAACGTCTGAGACTGCGAAATATATTGTTTTTGCAGTTAGTTACTCATCTGCTCAGACACCAGATTACATCAAAACAATAATGTTTAATAAAGGCTCTTCTGTTTTGCCATGGGAACCATACACCGACGGCAAGCCATCACCCTCGCCAGACTATCCACAGGAGATTAAGAGCGTTGTGAATCCGATTGTTAAAGTAACAAATGAAGATGGATTAAAGGTTCAATCTGTTACACTTAACAATATCACCCTTAACGCAATTCCGGTCTCAAGTGGTGGTAACGTCACAATCAACGGACAGCAGTATATTACGGATTATGTGGATGTGGAACGTGGGAAAGTTGTGAGAATGTGTGAAAGACAAACATTTAATACAAAAAACGGGCGTATTGATGAAGAATATCGATTAGCCATCGAAAATGAACATATTGGGAAGAATGGTGATAAAGAGTGCATATTTTCAGCATTTAAATGGACTAGTTGGGAAACATGTGTAAATGGCTCATATCTATATATAAAAAATATAAAAAAACCAAATAATGAATTTTATACCGCACAAGAATTAAAAGAGTTGAGTCTTGATTTTGATGCGGTTTATCAATTATTAGAGCAACAAGAAACTGACCTCACCACAGAAGAAAACACTGCATTTAAAGCACTTGCAACATATTATCCTACTACAAACATCAGCGTCAATTCAGAACAGTTGGACGGATATACAGTATTTAATTATCCGATTAGCATGGCTAATGGATGGAACTATGTAAAACAACAGTTAAACGACAACCGAGATTACATCTATGATATGGACACACAATCAGCAGAAGCCTATGTCAACAGCGAATATGCAGTAGCATTAACAGAATTGGAGGTATAGAGATGTTATATAGAACATTATTAAAACTTAAAAAAAGAAATGGACTGACAGACGATTTGAAAAATAAGATTGATGTGTTTTTTGCAGTTGGGAGAATCACAGAGGAACAGTACAATGAGCTGATGGATGTTAATAAGGAAGAAGAATCGAAAACGGAAACTAATTAACCAAAGAGGGCTTTAGTTAATTAGTAAAAAACCAAAACATGTACCACGACTTTTGACGAAAGAGGTGATATGCTATACTTAGTCCAGAATATTTACGTCGGATAACAGAGGGCAGCGAGCAGATTGCAGAAGAATTACATCAGTATATCATCTCTGAGATCGTGTCGAGAATGGTGGCAAGAATCGGCAGGGGCGAGGACTATATTCTGACCAACGCCGATGCGTGGAGAATCAGAACGCTACAGGAATCCGGTGAACTGCTAGAGGACGTTCTGGCGGAACTATCAAAGTACACCAAACGTGAACAGCAGGAACTCCTTGAAGCGTTTGAAGATGCCGGGATCACTGCAATGAACTACGATGATAAGGTATACAAGGCAGCAGGATTAAGCCCTGTGCCGCTTGAACAGTCCCCGGCTATGATAAGACTCATGGAGCGAAATATGAATCATTGTTTAGGAGATTGGAAGAACTTCACAAGAACGACTGCAAGTGCCGCTCAAAGACTCTATATTGAGCAGTGCGACCTTGCGTACAATCATGTAATGACTGGGGCGGTTGGGTATACACAAGCCATTAAAGAGGCAGTTAATAACGTTGTGAGTGATGGTGTTACTGTCACATATCCATCTGGCAGAAAAGACACGATCGAAACAGCAGTTGCACGTTCTGTCAGAACTGGTGTGGCTCAGGCTACGGGAGATATATCTCTAAAGCGCATGGAGGAAATGAACTGGGATTTAATTCTGGTCAGTGCACACATGGGAGCTAGAACAGGTGACGGCGGTGAGAATCCCGGAAACCACTCATGGTGGCAAGGCAAGATATACTCTCGTTCTGGCAAGAGTAAGAAATTTCCACCATTCTCATTGACTGGATATGGAACGGCAAGTGGACTGTCAGGGGTCAACTGCCGGCATAGCTTCGGAGCCAGTGATGGAGAATTTAATCCCTACGCAGAACTATCAGCACAGGATAAAACTAACAAAGGCAAACAGTACGAAAAGGAACAGCGACAGCGTACTTATGAACGGAGAATCCGCAAAACGAAGAGAGAAGTTCTCGGAATGCAAGCGGCGGTTAATAACTGTAAGGACGAACAGGCAAGATTTGCACTCCAACAAGACCTTGACCGGAAGTCTTATCTCTTACAGAAACAAAATGCTGCATACAAAGATTACTGCAAGCAGAATGACCTGAGGGAATTACAAGACCGACTTATGATTGCGAAGTGGAACCGCCAGAACGCCGCGAAAGCCAGAGGAGCGGCGAAGAGATATAAAACAGCAAAGGGGATTGACTGATGGATAAATGGGAGTATTTTAATCCTAATCCTGTTAAGGGTAAGAGAACCGGAGATTGCGTTGTCCGGGCAATATGCAAGGCAACCGGTTTCGACTGGGAAACGGTATTCGCCGGATTAATGGTGCAGGCATGTACTCTGTCAGATATGCCGAGCGCAAATTATGTTTGGGGAGCGTATCTCTATAAGCATGGATACAGACGTAAACTGATAGAACAGTCAGAACGATATATCTATACAGTCAACGACTTTTGCACAGACCATCCGACAGGCACATATATTCTCTGCATAGACGGTCATGTGGTGACGGTACAAGATGGCAAATATTTTGACACATGGGATTCCGGTAATGAGATTCCGGTATATTACTGGGAAAAGGAGAATAAATGAGCATATCAGAATTTGTACAGATTTTCCTCTCTATCTGTGGAGGGGTGTCTATTGTCGGAGGCGCGGCAGCCGTAATTTTTAAATGGATTACTCCGGCATTTCGACTTAATAAGCGAGTAGAGACACTGGAAGAGCATGATAGACGAGATTATGAAAGTCTTCGGAGAATCGCAGAACGAGATTCATTAATTCTGGAAGTGTTATCAACCATGCTAGACAGTCAGATCAGCGGAAACAACGTCGAGGAGTTAAAAAAAACAAAGCAGAAGCTCACGGAGTATCTTGCACAGAATCAGCGTTAGCATTAGTAAGGGGTATGCTCATGAAATTATATGTGTTCACTAAGAAAGATATAGATAGATTCTTGATAGAGTGTAATTTTACACCGGACGAAGAAAGACTGTTCCGGCTGAGATGTAAGGAATATACGCTCGAATACTGTGCTGAACAGATGAATGTGAGCATATCCACAGCGAAACGATTAAGCCGGAGGGTGAATAATAAAATAATTAAAGTATGTTGATACTTTTTAGACACTAATTAGAGCCAGAAACGACCTGTTTCCGGTTCTTTTTTTATGCAAAAATATAATCAGAAAGGCGGTGCATAAGATGGCATTATATAACAATCCTTATCAATATAGTTTTGGTGTTCCGGGGCAGATGAATCAATTTCAGCAACAGCCTGTCCAGATGCCAGCTCAACCAGTACAACAGCCCCAGCAGAATAACAATGGCATCCTGTGGGTATCTGGCGAAGTTGGCGCAAAATCCTATCTGGTAGCACCCGGGACAAGTGTTTTACTGATGGATAGTGAAAGTGAAAAGTTCTACATAAAATCCACAGACGTTTCCGGTATGCCACAGCCATTACGGACGTTTGAGTACCACGAAATAGGCACTCAGATGCCACCTAAACAGCCTGCTCAGAACATGGACAGTAAATATGTCACCAGACAGGAATATGACGATTTAAAGGGCAAATACGAAGCTATTATAAACCGATTAAATTCTTTTTCTGAACCTGTTAGAGCTAATACCGCACAGGAATCAGCAGTCAAGGGAGGAAACGCAGATGAGTAATCCATTATTCAATGCCCTCGGTGGTGGGATGTCACAGGGAAACGGGCCAATGCAGATGATACAGCAGTTCATGCAATTTAGACAGAATTTTAAGGGAGACCCGAAGGAAGAAGTCCAGAAGATGTTACAGTCTGGGAAGATTTCTCAGCAACAGCTTAATCAAGTTCAGCAGATGGCGGGACAGTTTCAACACATGCTGAAAGGAATGAAATAGTACATTACAATCTGGCCAGATTGATGTAAATACACAATAAAGGAGATTATAACTATGGATGGAAATTATAGCTTAGCAGATATTGCCGCCGCTACTGGAAACGGTAGAAATAATGACGGCATGTTTGGCGGAGATGGTAGCTGGTGGATTATTGTTTTATTCATTTTTGCTTTCTTCGGATGGGGAAACAACGGCTGGGGCAATAATGGCAATGGCGGCGGATATGCAGCCACAGCAGCTACTCAGGCAGACATTCAGAGAGGATTTGACAATTCCGCAGTAATCAGCAAACTTGACGGAATCAATAGTGGCCTGTGTGATGGATTCTATGCCATGAATAACGGTATGCTTACCGGTTTTAACGGAATCAATACAAACATCATGCAGACCGGCTTTGGAATCCAGCAGGCAATCAATGCTGATACTGTAGCAAACATGCAGAATACAAATGCTTTACAGGCTCAGCTTGCGAACTGTTGCTGCGAGACCCGGGAAGCTATCCAGGGCGTGAACTACAATATGGCACAGAACACCTGTGCATTGCAGAACACCATGAACAGTAACACAAGAGACATCATTGATAACCAGAATGCAAATGCGAGAGCCGTTTTAGATTATCTTTGCAATGAAAAGATTTCTAGTCTGCAGGCTGAGAATAATGATCTCAGACGTGCTGCATCTCAGGATCGCCAGAGCGCACTTCTCACAACTGCAATGGCTTCTCAGACACAGCAGCTCATTAATGCAATCAATCCAGCACCGATTCCGGCATATCAGGTTCCTAACCCGAACACATATTACGGATGTGGATGCGGATGCAACACCGGATGCAATTGCTGATAACTTCATATCGAGAGTATCTTTCGATTGATTCGAATGTCGGCTTATGCCGTATTACACAGAGGGGCAGGCTGAGACCTGTCCTTTTGTGATATGAAAGGGGTAAAAATTATGGCAGAATTTACAAGTGTAGCTGCTCAGACTGTAGCAGCAAATGGAAACGTAGTATTTTCAAATACAGCAGTTAAGGGTTCTAACTGCATTCAGCACAGAGAGGGAAGCGGAATCATCACTCTAAGAGGACTGACTAACCAGTGCAAGGCGAGATTTTTCATGAATTTCTCCGGCAACATTGCAATTCCAACAGGCGGTACTGTCGGAGCTATCTCACTGGCTATTGCAATTTCTGGTGAGCCGGTTCTTTCTTCTCAGATGATTTCCACACCGGCAGCAGTAAATCAGTACAATAATGTGTCCTCTGGCATCTATATTGATGTGCCTCGCGGATGCTGCGTTAATATCGCGGTAGAAAACACAAGCGATCAGGCTATTTCTGTTGCGAACGCGAACATTGTTGTGACCAGAGAAGCGTAGGAGGTGTGATTATGAGAGATATTAAAGACTTATGTGCAAGAATCGAAGACGAGCTGTCCAAAATTGCTGATAATGGGCTGACCACTGGGAACTTGGAAATGACATACAAACTGATTGATATGTATAAAGATATAAAGAACACGCAGTACTGGGACAAGAAAGTGGAGTACTATAACACTGTCCTTGATGAGATGCGTGGCGGATACAATGACGATCACAGCGAACGCGGAAGAAAGCGCGACAGCATGGGGAGATACAGCGCAAATGACGGCAGAATGATGCCGGATTATGACCGAGGCAGTTCTTATGCCAGACGTGGTGAGCATTATGTTAGAGGACATTACAGCCGCTCTGACGGACGAGATGCTTATGACGACTATATGACACAGAAACAGAGCTATCGTTCCGGCAAGTCTGAAGACTGCAAAAGAAAGATGCTCGCCGCATTGGAAGAACATCTGGACGAACTTACAACAGAAATGAGTGATATGTCCAAGGATGCAGAGTGCCGGGAAGAACGTGATCTTGTCAAGAGATACGTAGAAAAACTCCGTGATATGCTTTAAAAACACAAAAGTGGTAGAGAGGTAGTTAAAAGAAATCTGTTATAATGTAATTGTGCAGCAGGAAGCACAAGTAAAACGGTTGTTTTTGACATTTTCGTTTTAATCCTCCTTCCTTTAATTTAGTAGCTGGTACGCACGCTTTAACGGAAAGTTGAACAGGTTCGAATCCTGTCGTGCGTATTTGCCATCTTGCGTGCCAGATGGCTCACCTCCTTGATTAAGGTTTTTGTTATTCATACTTTTCTTTTAAAAAAGAAATAAATATCCGAAACAACTCGTGGCAGGCATGACACGTTAAACACCTTGCTAACCCGGGAATCCGGGTTATGTGGAATGTACGCTAGTGGAAAACTGACAGAGTCGCACTCTGGTCTCCGGTTCGATTCCGGGCGCTCCGCTTTAATCCGCTTAGAGTTAAGCCGTTTGTATACAGGTGGTCTATGTCTCAGGTGGATTTACGCTATAGCGAAAGAAGTGAAATTCACCCCAGTTTCTTTTTAGAGGGTTGGCCGTTATAGGCGGCATGGAATGTAGCTCAGTGGTAGATCGCACTGTAAATGTGAGGTCGCAGGTTCGATTCCTGCCTTTCCGATTACCTTGCCAGTGGTCTAACTGGCTTAATCCATTTACCTGCGGCGGCAGGTCAATAAACACGACCAGGAGGATGTTATGCAGAAACTTATTGACACTTTAAAATCATTTGGAATTGAAATCCCGGAGGATAAACAGGCAGATGTAAAGAAAGCACTCTCTGAGAATTACAAGAATGCAAAGGAAGTTGCAAAAACTCTGTCAAAAGTCGAGGGAGAACGTGATGACTGGAAAGTACGTGCTGAGACAGCAGAAGAAACCTTAAAAAGTTTTGACGGTATCGACCCGGCAAATATTAAAAGCGAGTTAGAGACTTGGAAACAGAAAGCGGCAGATGCAGAGAAAGAATTCAATGCAAAAATCTACGACCGTGATTTCTCGGATGCTCTGAAAGCGGCACTCGACGATGTTAAGTTCTCCAGCGAAGCGGCAAAGAAGTCTGTTATGGCAGACATTAAAGAAGCCGGATTAAAACTGAAAGATGGTAAAATCCTCGGATTAAACGACCTGATCGAACAGATGAAGCAGTCTGACGCATCCGCTTTTGTGGATGAATCTCAGCAGCAGGCTCAGCAGAATCAGGCAAGATTTACCACTCACGTTGGACAGCAGCAGACACCGGGAAGTATGACTAAAAAAGATATCGAAGCAATCAAAGACCCGTCCGAGAGACAGGCTGCAATTGCTCAGAATATCCAGTTATTCCAGTGATTTTTTACACCGACTATACGCCAGAGTATAGCCGCTAACCCAATACCTTAACAATTATGGGTAGAAAGGATTTTTATATGGCAGCAAAAGCTAATCTTATTATGACAAATGATATTCAGGTAAAAGTACGTGAGATTGATTTTGTTACCAGATTCGAAAGAAACTGGCAGCACTTACGTGACATTTTGGGTATCATGAGACCTATCAAAAAACAGCCGGGTGCTGTACTGAAATCTAAGTACGCAGAGGGTACTTTACAGAGCGGAAAAGTGGCAGAGGGTGAGGAAATCCCCTATAGCAAGTTTACTGTAAAAGAAAAGACCTATGCGGAAATGACTATCGAGAAGTACGCAAAGGCTGTATCTATCGAAGCGATTAAGGATCACGGTTACGAGAACGCTGTTCAGATGACCGATGATGAATTCCTTTTCCAGCTTCAGACTGATGTTACCGGCAGATTCTATGACTATCTGAAAACCGGTACACTTACTTCCACAGAAACAACATTCCAGATGGCTCTGGCAATGGCTAAAGGCCGTGTAGAAAACAAATTCAAACAGATGCACAGAAATGTGACTGGCGTCGTTGGATTTGTGAACATTCTGGACGTATATGAATACCTTGGAGCAGCTGAGATTACTATTCAGAACCAGTTCGGATTCCAGTACATGAAAGATTTTATGGGATTCAATACCATCTTCCTGTTATCTGACAGCGAAATCCCGAGAGGACAGGTTATCGCAACTCCTGTTGAGAACATCGTACTTTACTATGTTGACCCGAATGAGTCTGACTTTGCAAGAGCAGGCCTTGTATACACCGTATCTGGCGAGACAAATCTGATCGGATTCCACACTCAGGGCAACTACCACACAGCAGTGTCTGAAGCGTTTGCAGTTATGGGACTTACTCTTTTTGCGGAGTACATTGACGCAATCGCAGTAATTACTATCGACGAGACACCAACACTTGGCACTCTGACAGTAAATTCCGTGGCTGGAACAGAAAGCGGTGATACAAAAATCACTGTAAATCCGGCTAAGGAAAATGCTGGCAATGTGTATAAATACAAAGTTGCGGCAGAAGCAGTAACTGTCGGATATGGGCAGAACCTCAGAAACTGGAGTACTTGGGATGGAAAAGCCGATATCACAGCGGCAACCGGACAGAAGATCACAGTGGTTGAGTGTGATGGAACATACAAAGCACTGAACGCCGGAAGCGCAAGCGTAACAGCAAGATCATAAATGTAGGAGGTAACTGGCATGGCTTATGCAGATTATAAATTCTATACAGAATCATTCGGCAATGTCGTGCCAGAAGCTGACTTTCCACGACTGGCAGAAAGAGCCAGTGATTTTGTGGACACAATGACGTTTGACAGACTGGTGGACGGACTGCCAACAAACGAACGCTCACAGAAGCGTATCAAAAAGGCGGTCTGTTCATTGGCTGAATTAATGTATCAGATTGAGCTTGCTGAAAAGAATGCTACCAATGCCGCTGTGAGTGGTGCGTCAACCGCAATCGGGTCCGGTGGTAGCACGACAGGCATTGTAACATCTGTATCATCTGGCAGCGAATCCATCTCTTACGCAACGCCCCAGCAGAAAGCATCGGGCGCAAAAGAGTGGAGTGCAGTGTATGCCGCCGCCGGAGATGTGCAGAAAACGAACGACTTGCTTCTTAAGACAGCATTGCCGCTTCTGATGGGAGTAAGGACGGATGATGGAGTACCGATATTATATGCGGGGGTGAGAGTATGAAATATGTGCGAAAAAAACCGACTATAGTTGAAGCTATTCAATGTTTTACCACTCCAGAAAGCATAGCTCAAATTGAAAAGTTTGTTGGCAATTCAGTAAAAATTAATAACAATCTTAACCCACCTCACATTGAGATTTCTACATATCCTGCTCCGTTTAGAAATGGCGAAATGGTTGATTCGGTACTCATAGAGCCTGGAGACTACGTCTTGCGTGATGAAGAAGGATATTTCGATACAATGATAAAGGATGAATTTGAAGAAGAATTTAAGGAGGTATCTGAATAATGGACATTTCAACATTAGGCTCATGTATAGCAATCGTTATGATTTGCTACATCGTGGGAATGGGATGTAAAGCATCAAAAAGAGTCTCTGATGAATGGATCCCGGTGATTATGGCGGTTATTGGTGGGATTCTCGGAGCAGTCGGGATGGGAGTTATCCCGGATTTCCCGGCAACGGACTATATAACGGCAGTTGCGGTTGGTATGTTTAACGGATTGTCAGCAACCGGAGTAAATCAGGTTATTAAGCAGACAGTACAGAAAGAATGATTAAGGAGAGGGTATCATGTATAGCAAAACTGTGACGATTTTTGATTATTATGAATCAGCCACGACAGGAGATGCATACTGGTATCCTCATGTTTTATCCGGTGTTGACCTCATTACGGACAAGGGGGCAATTCTTAAAAAGTACGGACCAGACGCAACTGACAACGCACAGTTGCACGTTCGTTATGCTGTTCAGAACGGTGATATAACCATTACCGATAAAGATGGCAAGATTCTCCCATGGGTGCCTTCGAAGGAGTGGAAAAGGCAGATTAACAATGCTCTGGAAGATACTATCACATTCTCGGACGAATCATTCTTTTGGGAGGGTGAATGGACTGGTGGAGCAGTAACTGATGGTGATTATCGGAATGGATTCTACCAGTACATGAACGAGAACAAGGATAACGTGTTTAAGATTACCAGTGTTGGCGGTCCGTACACACTGATTCCACACTTTGAGATTTTGGGTAAGTGATATGAGTAAAATTCATCATTTCAAAGGATTCTCCATAGTCGATGGAGATATGAAAATCAAACTGAATATGGACAGGTTCTCAAGGCAGTATCAAGAAGCCCAGTATCTCCTTGATGGAATGGTTATGGACAGTATGGTTCCGTTTATGCCGATGATTTCAGGAGATTTTATCAATCGAACAAGAATTGAGAGCACATCCTTACAAGGAACTGGGAAAGTATGTGCGGCGGCGGCTCCTTATGGACGTTTTCTGTATGAGGGAAAAGTAATGGTTGACGAAGTAACCGGAAGTTCATACGCAAGGCGTGGAGCAAAGAAAGTCCTTGTCAGTCAGTTTTCTGGTCGGACAGCCGCAGAGGAAAATCTTGAATACACCAAACAAGCTCACCCACAGGCGCAAGCAAAGTGGTTCGATGCCGCTAAACGACAATACGGCGACACATGGATTCGTAAAGTAAAAGCACAGGCAGGAGGTGGCAGACATGGCAGATAAGCCTATCGGCAAAGATGCAACTGGATATGAGATTCTGACAGATGCCATGAAAGCACTTCTGAACCAGTACCCGGGATTGTATGAAAATGAAACAATCAAATTTGAGGAACTTGGCAAGGAATCAGGAATTGCGTTCTCGGCAGATAATGGAGCTTTGATCTATTCAGAAAAAGAAGATGTCTGCGGAACGATGCATCAGGTATGCCAGTACCCCTTTTATGTGGTATACCGAACAGCATCCGACAAGGAGAGGCAGAAGCTATCTGTTCAGAAGTTCCTTGACAATCTCGGTAAATGGATATGCCGGGAACCAGTTGTCATAAATGGTACTGAGACGCGTTTAAATGCGTTTCCTGAGCTTTCTCAGGGGCGAGTGATAAAACGTATCACCCGTGATAATTCCTATGGTTTAGAACCACAGGAGAGTGGTGTACAGGATTGGTTATTACCATTAACGGTACGCTACGAAAATACTTATGAAGTAATATAACAAGTAACAACCAGCTATCAATCGGAGATAGTCGCTAACCTACACAGCCTTTTAAAAGTTATAGGCAGAAAGGACATTTCTATGGCAGTTACAGGCAAAATTGACCGTAAATATATGGCTCATTATATCGATGCAGGTTCTCTCTGTGGAGGACTGACACCGAAGTATGAACGTCTTGGAAAAGATCTGGAAGAGTACAATGTTGAACTCAATCCAGACACCGAAACCTCTAAAAACATTCTTGGAGAATCCACATTCAAACATAACGGCTACGAAGTTTCTTCTGACGCTGATCCATTCTATGCAGACACTACTTCTGATCTGTTTACAGCATTACAGAAGATTGTAGATGGACGTCTCAAAGACGATAACCTCAAAACAAAAGCAGTTGAGGTTCACCTTTGGACAGAAGCCACAGCAGGCAAGTATGAAGCATATCAGCAGGACTGCTACGTTGTGCCGACCTCCTACGGCGGTGATACATCTGGCTATCAGATTCCGTTTACCGTCAATTATACCGGCGAACGAGTAAAAGGAAAATTTGATATCAGTTCCGGCACATTTACAGCTGACAGCGAATAATTTTTTTTTAGGAGGGCATAGAAAATGGCAAAAACAATTAATACAAACATTGATGATGGATTTCTTCTTTTCACATTCACGAACAAGCAGGGTGAAGTGTTCTCTTCATTCAAACTGAATCCTACCGACATCAACATTGCAGCAAGAGCGGAAGAATTGGAAACTTTCTTTGAACAGGCTCAGGAATCTGTTAAAAATGTCTCTTCCGGCAAAGAGATGGCGGAGATTAATAAGCAGATCGAGGACAAAATCAATTATATGCTCGGATACGAAGCATCTAAGGATTTATTCAAAGAACCAATTACCGCAACAACTGTTTTTGGAAATGGTCAGGTGTTTGCCTATATCGTTCTGGACAAAATCAATGAAGCACTTACTCCGGAAATTGAAAAGAGAAAGAAAAAAATGCAGGAAGTAGTCAATAAGTACACGGAGAAGTATACAAAATGACCGCCTATGAGTTGCCCACCTCACTAAATATCAGTGGGGTGGATTTTTCTATCAGAACGGATTTTCGAGTAATTATTGATATTCTGGTTGCCATGAATGACCCAGAATTGGACGAACAGGCGAAAGCTGTTGTTATGTTACAGATTTTGTTTGAGGACTGGCAAAGCATACCCCTGGAACATCTTACAGAAGCTTGTCAGAAAGCTTGCGAGTTTATTGATTGTGGTCAATTCGATGATAGCCCGAACAAGCCCAAACCCCGTTTGATGGACTGGGAACAGGATGGAGATATGATCGTTCCGGCTGTGAACAAGGTTGCCGGTAAAGAAATCAGAGCAGTGCCTTATATGCACTGGTGGACGTTCTTTGGATATTTCATGGAGTCTGGCGAGTGCCTTTTTAATACCGTAGTTGGAATCCGGTCAAAAAAAGCAAAGGGCGAAAAACTTGATAAATGGGAAAAGAAATTCTATCAGGAAAACAAGAATATTATTGACATAAAAACACGTCTCAGCGACGAGGAGCAAGCTTATAAAGATAAGCTGAATGAGATGTTGAACCTCAAATAGTTAGGAGGTGGACACATGGCTGCTGATGGCTCAGTCATTATTGATACCAGAATGGACACGTCAGGTGTGCAAAACGGCGTATCGGCAATCAGACAGTCTTTTAACGGACTTGACAGCGTAGTAAAAAAAATAGGCGTACTGATTGGTGGAGCATTCGCAATTGGGGAACTGACCCAGTTTGGCAAAGAATGTCTGGAACTCGGATCTGATCTGTCAGAAGTGCAGAATGTGGTTGATGTTACATTTACAACCATGTCAGAAAAGGTAAACGAATTTGCAAAAAACGCTATAACATCTGCCGGACTCTCCGAAACAATGGCAAAACAATACACTGGTATTTTTGGAGCTATGGCAAAAGCCTTCGGATTCTCAGAGGAGCAGGCGTATAATATGTCTACTCAGCTGACTCAGCTTACAGGCGATGTTGCATCTTTCTATAATCTCGATCAGGAAGAAGCATTCATAAAGTTGAAGAGCGTTTTTACGGGCGAAACGGAAACACTCAAAGACCTCGGCGTGGTAATGACCCAGTCGGCACTTGACCAGTATGCACTTGCAAATGGCTACGGAAAAACAACATCCGCCATGACCGAACAGGAGAAAGTGGCCCTCCGTCTGGCTTTTGTGCAGAAACAGTTATCAGCCGCATCCGGTGATTTCATCAGGACATCTGATTCATGGGCAAACCAAGTGCGAGTGATGCAGTTGCAGTTGCAGTCTCTCAAGGCAACAGTTGGACAGGGATTAATCAATCTCTTCACTCCTGTTTTGAGAGTTATTAATATTTTGCTGGGCAAACTGGCAACTCTGGCAAATGCTTTCAAGTCATTTACGGAGTTAATCACCGGGAAAAAATCTTCTGGTCAGACAGGTGCAAGCGGCGCAGGCCTTGCCGGGACAGATGCAATAGCTGATACGGCAGACCAATATGGAAATGCTGCCGACAATGCCGAAAAGCTGGCAGATGCAACAAATGATACAGCGGACGCAACCAAGAAAGCTACTAAGGCAGCAAAAGGATATCTTAGTCCTCTTGACGAAATCAATAATTACTCAACGGATAAAAGCGTGGATTCATCGTCAAAAGTACCGGGCGCAACCGGCGGACTTGCAGATCAGATGAAAGATGCTGTACAAAATGTTGATTATGGAAAATTGGCAGAGGGTGAGACAGTTCTTGATAAAATGTCAAAACCGCTAAAAAAGATAATCGACAGATTTAAACAGTTGGCTAAGTTAATCGCAAAAGGATTCTGGGATGGATTAGGAGATTACGAACCAATTCTTGACGGAATAAAAAAGGATCTCGATTCCATATGGAAATCTTTAAAGGATATCTTCACTGATTCAGAAGTTGCTAAAGCAGCAAATAATTTTTTCGATTCATTCGCATATGCAATTGGACAAGTTGCCGGCTCATTTGCCAGAATCGGATTAACAATTGCGCAAAACATTATAGGCGGAATCGAAAAGTTTTTAAAGCAGAACACGCAAAGAATAAAGAACTATCTGATAGATATGTTCAATATCGGCTCTGAAATTGCACAAATAGGCGGAAACCTTGCAGTTGCTTTTGCTGATGTTTTCTCAGTTTTCGGCGAAGAAACTGCGCAGCAGATTACTGCTAATTTAATCGGAATCTTTACTGAAATTGGAATGGTTCTTACGGAAACAGCCGCAAAACTTGGCAGAGACATCCTTAACATGATTGCGCAGCCTTTTATCGACAACAAAGACATTTTGAAGTCAGCAATTGAGGGCAGCCTCGGAGTAATAGAAACTGTAACAAGTGGGGTCTTAACAGTTGTTCAAAACCTTAGTGACGCAATATCGAGGTTGTACGATGAACATGTAAAGCCGTTCTTTGATTCTATAGCAGATGGACTATCAAGTATATTTGAAACTCTGATAACCGGATACAACACGTACATTCTTCCAGTATTACAAGGACTGGCAGAACAGTTCAAAGGGCTATTAGAGGGACCGTTAGGGGACGCGATTTTAAAGATAGAAACATTTCTCGGAAAGCTCATTGATTCTCTGAAACTTCTGTGGGAGTCGGTGTTAGTGCCTTTGATCAACTGGATAATCGCGAATTTGCTTCCAGTTATGGCGGAAGTAATTAACGTTGTAGGCACCGTAGCAATAAAAGTTATAAAATCATTGATTAAAATAATTGGCGACGTAGCAGACACACTGAGCGGAATCATTGATTTTCTTGTCGGCGTTTTCACGGGAGACTGGGAACTGGCTTGGCAGGGAATAAAAGAGATTGCGGATGGAGCATGGAGTTTTATCAAAGATGTTGTGTCAGGTGCGTGGGAGATAATTAAAACCGTAACAAAAGGCGCGTTGAGTATAATAAAGAGCATCATCAGCACTGCTTGGAATGCGATTAAAGCATTGACTTCAACAATCTGGAACGCAATCAAAAAGACCCTTTCTGGTCTTTGGAACTCTCTTAAATCCACAGCCAGCACAGTATTTAATGCAATTAAAACTAAAGTTACTGGCGTTTGGGATAAAATAAAAGACAAGACATCTCGAACATGGGAAAGTGTTACTACTTTTATATCTACTAAGGTCGAAGCGATAAAAACCGCTATTACTGATAAGTTTAATGCTGCCAGAGATGCAGTCAGATCTGCATTTGAAGGCATTGTGGATTTTATTAAAGCTCCGATTAATCAGGCAATCAGCATTGTTAATAATGCAGTTGGGATGATTAATAATGCAATTGGCGGAATTGAATCGGCTTTCTCCTTTGGGCCTTGGACTGTTCCAACACCGTTTGGTTCAAAGACTATTGGATTTCATGCAACATTTCCACGTATTGGAACTATTCCGTATCTGGCCAGTGGTGCAGTTATTCCACCACGAAGCGAATTCCTTGCGGTATTAGGTGACCAGAAAAAGGGAAATAACCTGGAAGCGCCGGAAAGCCTGTTGCGTCAGATCGTCCGGGAAGAGTCAGGGAAAGGACAGGGAGATGGAAACACTTACAATGTTACAGTTAATGCATCTGGCAGAAAATTGTTAGATATTATTATCAGTGAAGCCGAAATGAGAAGAAACCGGAACGGGAAGAACCCATTTGAGTTAGCATAAGGAGAAGAATATGGCGCAGGAACAATTCAAGATAGACAACGTTGTTATAAGAGCACCGGACAGCTACAAGCCGGTGTTCGCAACCACTTCTACGGAAGACTCTAAAAGAAGTCAGGATTTGATTATGCACAATACACCAATGGGAACAATTGGTGGGTATGACATGCAATGGGGCGAACTTACGTGGACTGAAATAGCAACCATACTAAATACTGTGCTTAACAAAAGTCAATTCACATTCCATCATAAAGACCCTACTGTTCCGGGAAGATGGATAGACAGAACATTCTACGCATCAAATTTTAACATGGCTGCGCAAACCCTGAAAGACGGGGAAGAAAAGTGGACAGATTTGTCTATCAATGTAAGGAGGATTGAGCCGATTTGATAAATGTATCTACTCAGTTAAAGAAAGAATCACTTACAAACAGAAATTATTACGTGACAGCAAATGTTACATTGTCAAATGGCACAACTCTTAAACTAGGCAAAAAAGACTTTTATCTGTCCGGAAATAGTCTTGTAGATTCAGCGGACTCTGGAGACTTTCCGGTGGGTGTAGCAATCGAAAAAACAGCAAGTCTGTCATTAGTAAATGATGACGGGCGTTTTGACGGATATAACTTTAATGCTGCAAGGTTTGTTATCTTTCTTAATGTACAGTTATCTGACAGGATAGAAGCTATAAAGAGAGGTACTTACATTGTGTCGAAAAAGCCTGCAACGGCGAGCGAAATAAGTCTTTCTCTCTTAGATAAAATGCACAATGCTGATAAGACGTACGATTCTAATTTGTCTTTTCCTTGTACAGTCAAAGAGCTGCTCTCAGAATGCTGTCAGCAATGTGGAATCACTCTTGGAGATGCAATGTTTCCAAATGCGGACTTTCAGATTCAGAAAGTGCCATCTAATGCGACATACCGTACAGTAATCGGAATGTGTGCCGGGATAGCCGGTGGAAATGCAAGAATCGACGAAAATGACTTACTCAGGATTATTACGTTTGATAAGACATTTACCAATACGACTATTTACGATGGTGGAGCAGTAAAGAACTGGACAAATGGTGATGATCTGGATGGCGGCACGCTTAATCCATGGACAATGGGGACTGTGATTGATGGTGGTACGTTAAGCAATAACGATTATCACGCGTTATTTTCAATTCAGAATCTACAATATGACGTAGACGATGTTATTGTAACAGGTGTCAAATATGTAGAAGATGAGACCGAATATATGTCAGGTCAGGACGGCTATGTGATTACTATTGACAATCAGCTATTGTCGGGCAATGCACAGGCAGGAGTCGAAGCTATTGGAAATCAATTAATCGGTTTGCGAATGCGTCCTTTCTCATGCGACGGAATTGCCAACGGATACGCCACTTTTGGCGATCCAGTTGAATTTATTGATACAAAGAATCGTGTTTTTAGATCATTTGTAACTAATGTAGAATTTGTGTTCGGTGGCTCAACATCATGGAGCTGTAGCGCAAAGAGCGCCGAAGAAGATGTAAGTGAGTTTATTGGTGGACAGCAGGCAGTGGTAGAGCAAGCAAAAAAAGATATAGAAAAGAAACTATCTGCCTATGACGTAAAGCTCAAACAGATGAATGAACTTGCAGCGAACACGCTGGGTTTCTTCTATACAGAGGAAGTACAAGAAGATGGTTCCGTAATTACGTACCGGCATGATAAGCCTACACTTGCTGATTCTAAAGTAATTTATAAGACAAGTGCTGATGGATTCTTCTTGTCAGTAGACGGCGGTCAGACATGGAAAGCCGGCTTTGATAGTAATGGAGATGCCGTTCTGAATATTCTCTATGCCATCGGTATTCAATCAGAATGGATTAACACAAGAGGATTCACAGCGAAAGATAATAACGGGAATACGACATTAAGAATAGATGCCGACACAGGTGCTGTTACGTTAGAAGTTGAAAACTTTACCCTGAAAAGTAGAACTATTGAACAAATTGCCAAGGATGTTGTGGATGAGACAGTTCAAAGCAATGTGACTATCCCGAACTATTATGGCACGTATACACCAACATTGCAGAACTATCCGGCATCTGAGTGGAAAAGTGAAGAATATAAAAAGCATGACGGCTCGATTTTCATGAACTTCTCTACAAGCCAGGTATATATGTTTTCTGGGACTGATGGCGCTTGGCGGGAACTGGATGCTGAAAAAATTGTCAATTTTGAAAGAGTTTTTAACGCTTTAACGGATAACGGTAAGCAAGAGGGAATTTATATGCAGAACGGACATCTGTATATAAATGCTTCCTATATTAAGTCCGGCCAGATTTCAGCTGATTTAATTAGCTTGAAAAACATTAATGTTACAAACAGTTCTGGAACATCAACATTTGCGATTGATAACTACGGAAATGTTACGCTCAGACCTGATACATTTGTATTAACAAATGGTGATACAATATATAGTGTTGCGGAAGACAAAGCTTCGACAGCGCTATCAAGTGCAAACAGCTATACAGATAAAGCGCTCAGTGATCTCGACATAGGAAAAATGTCCAAGCAAGAGATTATTAATGTGCTAAGCGATAACAGCAATAATAAAGGTCTGTATCTATCAAATGGCAATGTGTACATGAACGCCGATTATATTAACACAGGTGAATTAGCAGGATGGAAAGTTGGAATTAAAAAGCTTTCAGCAAGTGGCACGTATGGAGAAGTAACGCTAGATGCTTCAACTGGAGAGATCTATTCAGAGACGAATACAGGAGTATATGTGCCGGGGTACGGGACGTTGTATGGAACACGAATTAGAGGAATCAATCTTTATACAGGAACTGTACACGCAAGTTCGGTCTCGGTTAATACCAGTGTTTCTGCGGACAGTATTTCGGCATCAAAAAAAGTTAAAGCAGGCACGCACGTAGAAGCCAGTGGTCATTTCTATAGCATCGGAACGGGGACAGACCTTGCGGATTTAAGTGTCCGAGGGACAAAGAAGAGGATTTTTCCAACAAAAAACTATGGTACACAGGCGTTTTATTGCTACGAAATGGCATCCCCCATGTTTGGAGACATCGGAGAAGCATCCATATCAGAAGACGGCACATGTCTGATAGACATAGATGACATATTCCAAGAATCTACTAATGTAAGGATTGAATATTATGTGTTCTTGCAAAAGGAAGGAGATGGAGATTGTTGGGTAGACCAAAAAGAACAGACATATTTCACTGTAAAAGGTACTCCGGGGCTTAAATTTGCATTTGAAGTCAAAGCGCGTCAAGCTGACTATGAACACATGCGTTTTGCTGATGCAAGTGAAACAGCTTACGATAGGGCAATAGACACAGACATGCCAGAGCCAGACTACAGTAAAAGCCTTGAAATATCAGAACCCGATTACGAAAAAGAGCTTCTTAATAACAGGAAAAAAATTATTGACGAAATGGAGGAAATATCATGAAAAAAATTCTTACAAGTTTTATGAATCTCAGCACTGGAGAAGGAAGTCGCATTGCTTACACCTATTCAGAAGTAGACGAAAGCACAGGAAGTATCATCAGTCAGAATAATAAAGGTAATTTCCTTGTAATGGATGACAATGTACAGAAAAATCTTGATTCCGTAAAGGATTACATAAAAAATAATTTCCTTTCATAAGGAGGTAAGTCTAATATGGCCAATACATATACAATACAATTCCGGCGCGGTATGTACGCTGATTTTGATACATCGAAAATTCGTCCTGGAGAGCCCGTTGCGATTCTTGGCAATGACCCTTCTGTTCCATCTGGCAAAGCCTTATACATTGCATTTGCGGCTAATGATGTAAGACGATTGTGTTCCATTGAGGATATTTCAGAGATGGTCAATGCCGGAGAATTTGTTGGCCCGCAGGGTCCAAAAGGCGAAAAAGGAGATAAAGGAGAGAAAGGCGCAGAGGGTCCTGCTGGCCCGCAGGGTCCAAGGGGTGAAAAAGGAGATAAAGGTGATCCGGGAGAAAAGGGTGCGGATGGCACCGTAGCATTTGAATCGCTGACACCCGAGCAGAAAGAATCACTAAGGGGTATCTCTATCACAGCGGTCAGTATCGACACAGATGGAAATTTGACAATAACATTTTCAGATGGTGATAGTGAAAATGTTGGTAATATTATAGGGCCTCAAGGTCCGCAGGGACCACAAGGTGAAAAAGGAGATGTTGGTCCACAAGGTCCACAAGGCCCACAAGGAGAAAAGGGTGAACAAGGAAATGATGGAACATCTCTTAATATCCTTGGTACAAAAGAATCTGAGGCAGACCTCCCTTTAAGCGCAGAGAAGAACGACGCGCATTTAATAAATGGAGAAATGTGGGTTTTTAACGGCACAAATTGGAACAATGCTGGCAGGATTCAAGGGCCTCAAGGTCCGCAGGGACCAGTTGGTCCGCAAGGGCCAAAGGGCGACCCGGGACCGCAGGGCATAAAAGGAGACCCCGGAGAAAAAGGAGAGCAGGGAATACAGGGTCTAAAAGGCGATACTGGGCTGCAAGGTCCACAGGGACCAGTTGGTCCAAAAGGCGAGCAAGGCGATGCTGGCGTGCGAGGAATCACCTTTACTCCTGTTGTAGACAGCAGAGGAAATATAAGTTGGAGTAATGACGGGGGACTTGAAAACCCCCAGACAGTAAATATTACCGGACCGCAAGGCGATACGGGCGCAAAAGGAGATACTGGGCCGCGAGGAGAAAAGGGAGAGGCTGGGGATGCCGGGCCTAAAGGAGACAAGGGCACTACATTCGTCCCAAGTGTGGACACCGATGGAAATATAAGCTGGAGCAACACAGATGGAATCACCAATCCCGAAACAGTCAACATAAAAGGGCCAAAAGGAGACAGGGGAAGTGATGCGACTGTCCCGATTGCTACAACTGAAACTCTTGGCAAGGTTAAGCCCGACGGTAAGACAACATTCATAGACGAAGACGGAACACTCCACGCAAAAGGCGGAGGCGTGACCGTTACCCCTAAACCCGTAAACAACCCAACAATTGAAAATGCAAACACATCTGTCACAATTAAATGGCAAGACCCTGAAAACACGGTAATCAGTGGCTCAACATTTTCTACATGGGCTGGCACAAAACTTGTAATGAAAGAAACGGGCTATCCTGCAAATCCAGATGACGGAACGCTTGTGGTTGATAATACGGTTCGAGATAAATACAAAACCACAGGCTATACAGTCACAGGGTTAACAAGCGACAAACAATATTACTTCGTGCTGTTCCCATACAACACTGATGGCGTATACAACTACGATACAGGAAACAGACTTCTCGGTGAACCAGGGGAATTGAAGATTGTCACATTCGCTGACGGAACGGATGCTGAAATAGCAAGGATGATTAAAGCGCACTACGCAGGTAAAATCAATATTGGCGAATATTGGGCGGTTGGTGACAAGAGAACCATCCATCACAATACTATGGATGCAACAGGCGTGAGTGAGTCACACAAAGCAAATGATTATGCTTATGTGATCATCGGAATTGAACATGACGACTTGGTAACTGCTATCAATGGCAAGGCCAAAGCCGCTATTACAATTCAGACGGAACGCCTGCTGTATTTAGACACTACGACAGAATATAACAATTCTCTCGATGCATCTCATGAATGTGGTTATATGAATAGCTCAGATATGAATAGCGGCGGTTGGGAAGGTTGTGAAAGACGTACATGGTGTAATAATGTGTACAAGAAATGTTTACCTGCTTATGTCCAAAGCATGATGAAACAGGTTAAAAAGCTGACATCTGTGGGAGGTCAGAGTAGTACAATCAAGACTTCAAACGATTATGTGTTCTTAGTAAATCAAATACACCTTTGCAAAATTTCTTTCTTTTATATGCTTGTCCATCTGC